ATCCGCCTCGACGAGTTCCGGGCGAAGATTCAGTTCATCGCCCCGGCCCGGTTCCCCAGCCTGATCTACCGTGCGTGCCTCGCCACCGACACGGTCAGCAACACCCGGTACATCCAGGAAGCGGTGTGCACGCGACTCGCCCGAGACCTCGGGCTCGACGAGCAGGAACTCCTTGACTCCCTTCCCACTCCTCGTGGCTCGGCTGGCGTGCGCTTCGGTCCTGACCGCAAGCCGGTACCTGTGCCGTCACGCCCGAACGAAGAAGTGAAGTAGGTCTACCATGTTCACATGGTCAAGGTTCGGTGGACGCAGAAGTGCGCTGGCGGTTGTGGGCTCACCCTCAACGTCGGCTCGCACGCGACCCGCCTGCACGGAGGGCTGTGGTGCCTCGAATGCCTAGGACGACACCGCCTGACGTGCAAGGTCTTGACAACTACCGGTACTGGAAGCCCGAGGCCCAGGCCAAGGCCCTGAGGCTGCTCCAGCAGTCCGAGAACAAGAAGTGGCGACCCTTCTTCTGCCGCGACCCCAAGTGCTCGGGCGACCCCCACGACGAGTGGAAGTTCAACCACGCCCGCGCCGACCAGCGGCCCCCCCGGTGGACCAACGACTGGCTCACCCTGCTGCTGTCGGGGGGTCGTGGTAGCGGGAAGACCAGGACCGGCTCGGAGATCACCCACCGGGTCACCGACAAGGTGCCGCAGATCATCCTCATCGGGGCCACCACCGCAGCGCTGCGCGAGACCATGATCGAGGGACCGTCCGGAGTGCTGGCGACGGCGGCACCGGGCAAGCGCCCCGAGTGGGAGCCCTCCAAGAAGAAGTTGACCTGGCCCAACGGCTGCATCGGCCTGGGCTTCACAGCGGAGGAGCCCGACCGCCTTCGCGGCCCCGAGTCCGGCTACATCTGGGCCGACGAGCCCGCCCACTACGACTACGTCGAGGACGTGTGGTCGAACATGCAGTTCGGCCTGCGGGTGGTGGCGGAGATTCCGCCCAAGATCATCGCCACCTCCACCCCGCTGCCGATCAAGTGGATGCGCGACCTGGTCAAGATGGACGACACCATCGTCCGCAGGGTGTCCACCTACGCCAACCTCCAGAACCTGGCGCCGGTGTTCAAGAAGATGATCCTCGACAAGTACGAGGGCACCCGGCTCGGACGCCAGGAACTGCACGGCGAACTCCTCGAAGACGTGGAGGGCGCGCTGTGGAACTGGGACATGTTCCAGTGGATCGAGGAGGCCCCCGAGCAGCAGCGCATGATCGTCGCCATCGACCCGGCCGGTACCGCCAACAAGCGCTCCGACGAGACCGGCATCATCGTGGTCGGCGTCGGCCACGACCGGAACATCTACGTCTTCCACGACCTCTCCGGGAAGTACAGCCCGGAGGGGTGGGCGAGCAAGGCCAACCGTGAGTACGAGGAGGACGCCTGTGACGCCATCGTCTACGAGAACACCTACGGCAAGGACATGGTCACCTTCACCCTCGAAAACTCGGGCTACAAGGGGGCTCGCCTCATCGGTGTCGACTCCCGCCGAGGTAAGGCGATTAGGGCCGAACCCGTTGTGGCTCTCTATGAGAAGCGCCGCGTGTTCCACGTTGGCAAGCAGGGTGACCTGTCCGACCTGGAGGACGAACTCACCTCCTGGGTTCCTACTGGACGTTTCCCTTCCCCGAACCGACTGGACGCTCTCGTCCACGGCATCACCGAAGTAGCGAAGTTCGCCAGTCCGGCGTCCTTCGCAGACCCCACCACGATCCTCAGGGACTACGGTCACCTGGGGATCGTCCCACCGTTCGGAGACTACCTGTGAGCACGTTCGAGTGGGTGGCCGTGGCAGTCGTCACGATCACCTCCGCCGCCCGCATCACCCGCCTCGTCACCTGGGACAAGTACCCGCCGGTGGCGTGGCTGCGGAGCAAGTGGCGGTCCCTCACCAAGGACGGTGAGTGGTCGATCATGCTGGAGTGTCCGTACTGCTTCTCGATGTACGTGGCCCCGGCTGTCCTACTCTGGGGGTGGTTCACAGAGTTCGACACGGTGTGGTGGCTGATCAACGGGTCACTCGGAGCGGCCTACCTGGCTGCGATCATGGTCCGGTTCGACGGCGACGACGACTGACGGAGTAGGACATGGCAGGACGTACCCCGAGGAAGAAGACCGAGGCGGTCATCCCGACCAACGCGCTCGTCGCCTCCGCCACCCGCTACACGGGCAAGGCAGCCCGCATCTACCAGGGCAACAAGGACTGGCAGAAGGAGGCGTACCGCCACTTCGCCATCTGCGGTGAGGCCCGCTTCGCCGCCAAGTTCTTCGGCCACGCCCTCTCACGGGCCACCCTCTCTCTCGTCACCCGCAAGGACGGTGAGAACGAGACGGTCACCAGCGGTGCCGGGTTCGACGCGCTGGAGGCCATGTTCGCCGGAGCCCAGGGCCAGCCCCAGATGCTCGAATCCATCGGCACCCACCTCACCATCGCCGGTGAGTGCTACATCGTCGGCCGGGAGTACCAGCCCGACGAGGAGTTCGAGGGCGACCCGCCCCTGGACGACACGATCTGGGAAGTCATCTCGATCATGGAGATGCACGTCCTGGGTGACAAGTGGACCATCAAGTACGGAAGCGTCCGGCACAAGGACGTGACGCTGGGCGACGACGACGTGGTCATCCGGGTGTGGATTCCCAACCCGGAGAAGCGCCTGGAGGCCGAGTCACCGTTCCGCTCCCTGCTCCCGATCCTCTCCGAGATCGAGTGGCTCACCCGCCACGTCTTCGCCCAGGTCCAGTCCCGGCTCGCCGGTGCGGGCATCCTGTTCGTGGACCAGAACATGACCTTCCCCGACCCGCCCGCCGTGCTCGACCAGGACGGTAACCCGGTGGCACTGCCCACCAACATGGCCGAGCGCCTGATGCTGGCCCTGGCCGACGCCATGATGAAGCCGATCACCGACCCCAGCAACCCGAGCGCGGTCATCCCCATCGTGATCGCAGCGGACGGCGAGCACATCGACAAGAACAAGTTGATGCACTTCTGGTCCGACCTGGACGAGAACTCGATGGCGCTGCGCAACGAGGCCATCACCCGGTTCGCCCGAGGCATGGACCTCCCGCCCGAGCAGGTCCTCGGGATGTCGAGCAACGACGGCACCGGCGGCGGCAGCAGCAACGGCATCAGCCACTGGGGTCAGTGGCAGATCGAAGAGTCGACGATCAAGATGCACGTCGAGCCGATGCTCGAACTGGTCGTCAACGCCATCACCGTCACCTACATCCGCCCGGCCAACGAGGGTGCGAACGAGTTCGTCACCTACAACACCGAGGCGCTGCGGCTGCGGCCCGACCGGTCGCAGGAAGCCATCGTTCTCTACAACATGGGCCTCATCAAGGGTGAGGTCGTGGTGCAGGAGAACGGCTTCGAGAAGAAGGACATGATGGACGACGAGGAGCGCCGGACGTGGCTCCTGGTCAAGATGGCCACCGGCTCCGCCACGCCCGAACAGGTGCAGGCGGCGCTGGGTATGTTGGGTGTAGAACTGGACGTGGAGGTAGTGCCGGTCAACGGTCCCCCGTCGCCCCCGGCGCTACCTCCACCCCCCTCTCTGGAGGACCTCCCTTCCCCCAAGGACCCCCCGGAGAGGGCAGCCCTCATCGCCGCTTCGGACGCTCTCGTGTTCCGGGCTCTGGAGCGGGCGGGGAACCGGCTGCGACAGACTGTCGGCAAGCCCCCCGGAGTGCCGTCGTACGAGACGCACACCTTGGTCGCCGCGAACGGCACCGCCGACAGTCTGCTGGACGACGCCTGGTCCTGTGCGCCGCAGGTGCTGGAGGGGATCGCCAACCCCGACGACGTGATCCCCGTCCTCACCGCCTACTGCAAGACCCTCTTCGCCAGCCAGCAGCCGCACACCCGTGACCTCCTCACGGCCTGGCTGGAGCGCGGAGTCCCGGCATGATAGACCTCACCGCCGACAGGGCAGCCTTCGCCTCCAAGCGCCGCAAGTCGCAGACCGACCTGGAGGAGTTGCTGCTCCCGTTCGTCCAGGAGGCGGTGGACCCCGAGCAGGAGACCGGCGTCTGGCACGAACTCCTCGAAGCGGTCGAGGCGCTCTATGTCCGGCAGTACGCCGCCGAGGGTGGCGAGGGTGAGGCCCCGGTGCTGCGGCTGCGCGAGGTCAGGGAGACGCTCCAGAAGACCACGTTCCCCCGGAACGAGAAGCAGACCGAGGAGCGGCTCACCGTCTGGCTGGCCACCTACATCCTGAGCCAGGCGACCATCGCTGCCTCTGAGACCGACCCCGAGGACCTGTTCCTCGAATGGGTCACCATGCACGACACCTCGGTGAGGACTGCGCACCGGGACACGGATGGTCAGGTCCGTCCCATCGGGGTGTCGTTCGACGTGGACGGGTCGGAGATGCCGTTCCCCGGCTGGCCCGGCGCGCCCATCGAACTGTGGATCAACTGCCGATGCACGCTACGTCCTACGCTTGCCGAGGAATCGCTCACCGCAGGAGGAACTATGTCCGAGACCGAGACCGAGCAGGTGGAGGCCACTCCCGGTGCTGTCCCCTGGTACGGGGTGCTCGCGCCTGAGGGCATCCCCTCCGGCGACAAGCGGATGTTCGCCAACAACGCGCTCCGCACCCGGCCGCTGCCGCTGCCGATGACCTGGCAGAAGTCGACCACCAGCGGTCACGACAACGCCAGCACCGTGGCCCGCATCGACCGCATCGTGCGGGTGCCGGTCGAGGACGGCTTCGAGGCGCGGGGCGTCGGGGTGTTCCTCACCAACCCCGAGGCTGACGAGGCCATCGGTCTCATCGCGGACTTCAGCCGGTACGGCGTGTCCATCGACGCCGACGACACCGCGTTCGAGTTGGACGAAGAGAACGAGATGGTCGTCTTCACCGACTCCCGTGTGGCCGGTGCCGCCATCGTCGGCATCCCCGCCTTCCACCAGGCGTTCATCGCGCTGGGCGAGCCCCCCGAGGGCTTCATGGACGGCGAGGACCTGGCGTCCGAGGGCTCCAGCCTGATGGACGAGGAGGCGCTGGTCGCCGCCCTGTCGTTCGACCGCGCCGAGGTCTTCAAGGACCTGGCCCCCGGCAAGACCGAGGACGGTCCCGGCTGGCTCACCCACCCCGTCGACACCGACCGGCTGCGCGACTACTGGGTGCGCGGCGAGGGTGCCGCCAAGATCGGCTGGGGCACCGCCGGTGACTTCAACCGCTGCCGCCTGGCGGTCGCGGAGTACGTCAAGCCCCAGTACCTCAACGGCTACTGCGCCAACCGCCACTACGACGCCCTGGGCTTCTGGCCCGGCCGTCCGGTCAGCGGCGACGTGGACGTGTTCGCGGACCGCGAGGGCGACCCTGCCGAGGCGATCAGCCTGGTGGCCAGCAACGCCGACGAGATCGTCATGCCGCACGGGTGGTTCACGATGGAGGAGCCGGACGAGATCACCCACTTCACCGTCACCGAGGAGGGCCAGGTGTTCGGCCACGCCGCTGCGTGGAACGAGTGCCACGGCGCCTTCCTCGACACTTGCGTGCTGCCGCCGAAGTCGTACACCAACTACGCCTACTACAACACCGGCCACGTCCTCACCGACCAGGGAGTGGTGGCCACCGGCAGGATCACCGTCAGCGACTCCGACAAGCACGCCCCCGACCGGATGTCGATGCGTGCGGCCATCGACCACTACGACAAGACCGGCAGCGTGGTCGCGGACGTGGTGGCAGTGGACGGCAAGCACGGCATCTGGGTGTGCGGCGCGATCCGACCGACCGCTACCCCCGAGCAGGTCTACACCCTGCGCGCCAGCGACGTGTCCGGCGACTGGCGTCAGCCCGGCTGGGGCCAGGAGAAGGAACTGATCGCCATCAAGGCCGTCAACAAGGGCGGGTTCAACACGCCCCGCGTGGCTGCCGCGATCCGCGACGGACAGGTCATCTCGCTGGTGGCGGCGGGCTACATCGCCCGTCCCCCGGAGCAGGAGCAGGCCAGGTTCGACAACGCCAGCATCGAGCGGATGGCTGACCTCCTCGCGGAGCAGGTGGCCCAGGCGCTGGAGAACCGCAAGGCACGCAAGGCCCGGATGGAAGAACTGGCACTCGCCCTGGAGGGGAGCAACTGATGGGCTGCAACTGCGGAGGGACCACCAAGGCCCAGTCCTTCATCTACACCGACCCGAAGGGGAAGCAGACGGTGTACCGCACCGAGGTCGAGGCGCGTGCGGCACAGATCAGGGACGCCCGCGCTGGCAAGGGCCAGGGTTCCTACAAGGCGAAGTAGTTTATCCGGATAAACTCAGGCGAGGTCGGGGTAGATCACGACCTTGTTGTCCGCCCGGAACGTCTGCGGCCTGTTGCCCGGCCACATCGCCTCCACCTCGAAGGTGATGGTGCCGGGCGTCAGCGTGTCAGCGGTGATCCACGACATCTGCACCACGCCGTTGGGGTCACCGATCCCAGGCCGGTCGATGAACGTCGCCCCGTTCTTCCTGCCGATCACCCGGACGGCGGTGGCGAGGGTGAAGTCCACCGGACCCCTGATGTTCGTCAGCGGGTCTCTGGCGATGATGTCCAGCACCAAGTCGGGCTCCAGGTCGCCCGTGCGAAGTTCAAGGTTGCGTGTGATCATGCCTCGATGATCGCACCCGCCAGTGCGGGGACGCTGGAAGTGTCGTCCGTGTCCGGCCGAATCACCGCGCTCACCGCAGTCGTACGGATCGAAGCCCTGCCGTCCACCAGGGTGACGATGACCTCCGGCGACTCGCCGGTGACCGCACCGACCCTGGTGATGGCGCCCACGACAGCGCCCTTGGGCGGTGGGTGCCTGCCCACCACAGAGCCGACGCGAAGGACCGTGCCGGTGACGGCGCCCTTCGCAACGCGGACGCCGGTGACACCCCCTATACGAATGAGGGCTCCGGTCACACTGCCGCCAGCGGGCTCCTTGCCGGTGACCGCACCGCTCCTGGTGAGCGCCCCCGTGATCGAGCCGCCAGCGATCCGCTTGCCCGTCACCGAGCCGACCCTGGTGAGAGTGCCGGTGATCGCACCCTTCTTCGGCGCCGAGCCGGTGACGCTCCCGACCCTGGTCAGGGTGCCGGTGACCGCAGCCTTCGGGACTCGGGTGCCGGTGACCACGCCGGTGCGGGTGACGGTGCCGATGACGCTACCGTCGTTCACACCGACCAGCGGGGCCTGGCCCGTCACCGAGCCAACCTTCGACAGCGCCCCCGTCACAGCACCGCCAGCGACACGCCTGCCGGTCACAGCGCCGACCCTCGTCACGGTCCCGGCGACAGCGCCCTTGGGCGTCCGGACACCAGTGACGGTGCCAGCCCTGGTGATGGCGCCGATCACGTAGCCCAACTCCAGGCCCATGACCACGCCAGCCCTGCTGATGGCTCCCGTCACCGCACCTGCCGGGAAGCGCTTGCCGGTGACAGAGCCAACCCTGGTGAGGGTTCCCGACACCGAGCCGTCCTGCGCACCCACCGCCGGGGTCTCGCCGACCATAGAGCCGACGCGGGAGAGCGCCCCGGCGACAGAGCCAGCCGACGCACGAGCACCCGTCACCGAGCCCACGCGGCTCAGGGTGCCACTCACAGCGCCTCGGCGGACCGTTGTGCCGGTGATGCTGCCGACGCGGCTCAGAGCGCCTGTGACAGCGCCCCTGGAGACCCGCGTACCGGTGATGCTGCCGACCTTGGAGAGGGCACCTGTGACGGCTCCCCCGGCGACCCGCTTGCCCGTGACGGACCCGACCCTGGAGATGGCCCCTGTGATCGCTCCAGCAGGGAACCTCTTGCCGGTGACCGAGCCCACCTTGGAGAGCGCGCCCGTCACTGCACCGGCAGGGAACTTCTTCCCCGTGACCGAGCCCACCCGCGAGAGGGTGCCCGACACCGAGCCCTGCTGGATTCCGCTGGTGGTGGTGGCCGAGACCACCGAGGTCCAGTTCGAGACGTTGCGCCGGTTGCCCGTCACCGAGCCCACTCGGGTGAGAGTGCCGGTCACCTCGCCCTGGCCCAGCGCCGCCAGTGCGGTCTCGTTGTACCAGACCGCACTCTGGTCGTCGTCGACCTCCTGGACGTAGACCCAGGCGAACAGCAGGCTGGTGTCGGGCTTGGTCAGCACGGAGGCGTACACCCAGGCAGGCGTGAACGCGGGCTGGGAGATCGCCACCGGAGTCGACCAGGAGCCAGCCAGCGGGCGCTCGGAGTACATCACGTCGGAGTTCGACGCCTGCGACCAGATCGCGTAGAACGTGCCGTTGCTCGGGTTGACCGCGAGACTCAGCACCGCGCCCTGGTTGCCGGTGGCTCCAGGGTCGAGCACAACCGCGCTACTGCCGACCACCTCCTCCGAGCCTGGGGTGCCGTTGGTGATCAGCGAGAAGCGGGGCAGCCCGGTGCCGTTCGCCCACAGCGCTCCGACGTACTCGTTGGTCCCGTTGTCGTAGACCTGCGGGGCCGCGTGCGGCAGAGCCACCGCGTTGACCCCGCTGGTGTCGATGCGAGTCGGTCCGGTCAGCGTGCCAGCCGAGGTCAGGCGCTTGTAGTGCAACTGGCTGGACTTGGCGTAGATGACGATGGAGGAGTTGTCGTCCGGGTTGATGATCGCCGCCGGGCCGATAGCAGCGGTGTCCAGCACGTTCTGGCTGGCCTCGACCCCGGTCGTGGAGTTCACGCTCAGGTAGGCCATGTCCGAGCCGTCGTTGAAGAACGCCCAGTGGTAGGACTGGTCGGCAGGCTTGGTGTGGCTCATGTACTGCGGCGAGCCGGTGCCGGTCCCGACCTGGTTGCGAGTCGTGATCAGCCAGGTGTCAGGGTTGGTCGCGTGGTCGCTGGTCCGGAACCGGACCCACACCGGGTAGGAGCGCTGCCACGAGAACGTCGCATAGCCGCCTGCGTCGTAGGTCAACCAACCGGACTCCAGGTCACCGATGCCCGCTTCGGAGACGCCCGGACGGTTGGCCGCGTCCATCTCGGTCCATGTCTCGCCGTCCGAGGACTTCATCATGCGCGGCTGGTTCTGCTGGCCCGCCGGGTTGTTGTTCAGGGAGCCCTCGATGACGCGGTAGCGCATCCCGTTGGTGTCCATGATCACCGGGACGTACGAGTGCGACTCCGGCTCGACGGCGTTGGTCGCGGTGCCAATGCGGGCCGGGAGGGTCACCGAGCCGTTGTCACCGGTGACCTCACCGACCTTGGAGAGCGTGCCAGTGACCTCACCACTCCGCAGCGTCTGCGGCACCAGCGGACGGACGGCGATGATGATGGCCGCGTCCCTGGTGTTCGTGGTGTCCTTGGTGAACCCGGCCGCGTCTTCCGAGGAGGCGTTCAACTGGCGGAAGGCGATGGCGCCCTGCACGCCGCCGACAGCGTCGTTCGAGATGGACCCGATCACCGCACCGGTGTAGTTGGTCGGCGCGCCCAGCATCGTGTCGAAGGTGCCAGCCGTGCTGGTCTCGCCCTGAGCCCCGACGCTGATCCACAGGGTGTCCTCAGCCGCCCACGCGCCAGGGTCGAAGGATGTGGGGTTGCTGGTGCCAGCGGTGCCACTGGTACGGCCACCGGCCTCCGGTGCGGTGGAGGCGTGTGCACCGGGGATCGACAGCAGGAACATGGTGGCGCTGCCGGTGATCGTCGCGGCCTGGGTCACCGCGAAGGTGCCCGTCTCCGAGCCCGTCGAGAACTTGTAGGCGATGCCGATGGCCATCGTGGTCGAGGTGGCGGTGTCGCCACCGACCGGCAGTTCGGTGAACCCACCCGTCCACCCGGAGAAGGCGGCGTTGGTGCCGGTGCTCGTCTGGTAGGAGATGCAGATGGCAATGAGCAGGTCGCCGGAGTTCTTCGTCAGGCTGGACAGGCTCGGGAAGGTGCGGGTCGCGGTGGTGTTCGCCTGGACGTTCGAGAGAATCCGGCCAGCCCCCGTGGTCGGGATGGTGGGGAACGTCATGCCGTCACCGTCCGCACCCGGTAGTCGTACTCGGTGGACGGGGTGCGCCCGGTGTCGGAGTAGGAACTGACCGGGTGGTCGTAGACGATGATGGCGCCGTCGCGCTCGATGTCGTAGCCGGTCGCACCGCTCATGTCGTCCCAGTTCAGGTTGATCTGGGTGCTGGAGATGGGCGTGGCCGTCAGGTTGGTCGGCACCGGCGGCAGCGGCATCTCTCCTGTCACGGCCCCCACCAGCGAGCGGGCTCCTGTCACCTCGCCGTCGTTCGGTCCGGCGCTGACGTTGGCAGCCCACACCACCGCCTGCACCAGGAGCGTCGAAGCGTCAGCGGTCCATGAGGCGGGAGCAGAGCCGACGCCGATGCCCATGCAGACCCGGCGAGCAGGAGCGGTGCCGGTGGTCAGAGTCGCACCGGACTCCGCGCGCAGCACCGTGCAGTGGGCCGTGTTCCCCACCGGGGCGCAGACCTGGACGGTGCCAGACGCCTTCTCCGTCGTCGTCACCCCGTAGTTGCCCGAGGAGCCCGAGCGCCAGGTGAACGGGTCGGAGAGACCGGCGACGATGTCGTGCCCGGTCTCGATGATGTCGTACTGCGTGGTGGCGGTCGGGTTGGTTGCTGCCGCCGTCGCCATCCGGATGTTGTTCCAAGAGGTCTCCAGGAAGACCAGCGGCACCGCCATCGTCGGGTAGGCGGTGATTGCGGTCGAGGTCGAGGAGCCCGACTCGGTGTGCACCACCACGTCGTAGACGGAGGTGTCGGTCGGGGGTGCGGAGTTCTCCGACTGCTGGGTGACCGAGTGTCCAGCGGTGGTGAGCGCGCTGACAATGATCGCGTCGTTGGCGTTCGGCGTCGGGTCGTCGTGGACGACCAGGACATCGACCATGTTCCCCTCCCCTCAGAAGCCCCTGGGGCAAGGGGAGAGGATCAGGTGGCGGTACCGGTGATGGTGATGCCGGTGACCGTGTACTCCCCAGCGGCGTTGAAGGTCTGGTCGCCGGTCAGCGGGTAGTCGCCGTAGTACGTGCCACCGGTGGGCGGGGAGCCTGAGCCAGCGGCCGACCAGAAGCCAGCGTGCGTGCACGGCCCACTCGCGGCACCGCCGGTGAACGCGAGGTCCACGGTGGCGATCATGTCGCCGTTGGCAGCCGTCACCCAGGTGATGGCCTGGCGAGCGGACAGCGCCTGGTTCGTGGTACCCGCCGCGTTCGGCTGCGCGGTGGCAAGGGACATGTGGGTGGCAGCAGCCTGCATGGCCGCAGCGCCGATGTTCTGCAAGGTGTCGTTGAGCGGCATTGTGTCTCCTCGGTCTGTCCTGGACGGAACCTAGTGTGCCTCGACTCCCCTCAGTTTGGGGAGAGACTCGCTAGGCCGAGCATAGGGCTAGAGGGAGGCCACCCTCCGAATGTCGTCGCTGAGGACGTAGACCTCGGTCAGCGTGACTGCTGGGCTGGCGCCCTGTCCGCCGGTGGTGATCGAGGCCGCGTCCGGCTCGCCTCCGTGGGAGGTGGTCCGCACGACGATCCGGATGGCGTTGCAGTCCTGGGGTACCGGCAACTTCACCGGGAACACCCACTGCTCGTCCCAGAAGGTGTCGCGCTGGGTGCCGGTGTTGTGCGAGTCCGCACCGTGCAGCATCGAGGTGGGCGTCTTGGTCACCGTGGCCCTGGTGGTCCACGCGCCGCCACCGTTGGTGGAGGTCTGGATGTCGAAGTCGGCCAGCGTCGACTGCTGCTGCCAGCCCATCCCGGCGTAGATGATCACGTGGCTCACCTGGCGGAAGACCGGGAACCTCACCGTGTAGTTCGACGGCACCGCGCCCACCGACATCTCGGCGTTGTTGTCGTAGGTCAGTTGCCACTGCCCGTCCACCGCGAGGCGCGAGCCGGTGATCCCGTCGAAGGAGCCGAACGAGTCCAGCCCGGCGAGGTTCCCCGCGTCCCGGTTGTTCAGGTCGAGGAAGGTCTTGACCGTGGCCGTGCAGCCAGCAGGCAGGGCCACCCAGGTGGGAAGTCCGCCGATGCCCACAGTGATCTCACCGTTGATGGGGTTGACCACCGTGGGCTTGCCGAACCCGTCCCGCCAGGTCACGCTGCTCGGCACCGCACCGGCCAGTTTCAGCACCATCGTGGCGTTGTCGAGGTGGCTGGTCGCCACCAGCGCCAGCGTCGAGGTGTCGTCCGCGCCGGTGTAGACGTTGCCCATGAACAGGTGCGGACCCAGCCCCTTGCCGAAGTCCATCGGACCCGAGTAGATCTTTCCGTACACCATCTCCGCCATCACCCGGACCATCTGCGCGTGCGGGTTCAGCGACTGGTCCTCGTTCATCCACCAGCCGGGGAAGCCCCAGAAGCCGTGGGACTTGTCGTACCAGAGGTTGTTGCGCTCCTTGGGGATGCCGTAGCGCTCCAGCATCAGGTGGTAAAGCATCTGCCAGCGCGCACGGCGAGGGTGGTAGACCCCGTAGACGGGGGTGAGGACGCCGAACTCCCCCTGCCAGCGGGGCATGTGCTCGACCCCGGCGGAAGTCAGCACCTCCGCGAACTTGTCCATCGTGTGGAAGCCGGTGTGGATGTCGGTGATCATGAAGTTGTAGACGTGGACCATGACCGCGTCGATGTAGTCCTTGGCCGCGACCACTGGCCCGTCGATCTTCCAGGAGTCAGCCCCGTTGGCGTTGATGCCGGTCAGCCAGCGCCACAGCGCGGAGACACCGCCCAGGCTGCCATCGGCCAGCGGCCCCCACTGGTCGTTTCCGATGTCGACGATGCTCGGCCCCATGACCTTCGCCGCAGGGTTCGCAGCCTTCACAGCGGCGTGGAACATCCGGGCGTCGTGGGCGTAGCGCGACACGTTCTTGCGCAGGTCCGGCTCGTTCTCCGGCCCCTCGTACCACAGGCACTTGTACGGCGCCGCCGAGCACGCGGTCACGACCTGCTTGACGCCGTTGTACTTGGCGACCGGGATGGTCCCGCTGGCCACAGTGACCGCGCCGTTCGAGTCCTGGTCGTTCGCCCGGTAGGTAGCCACCAGTGCGCTGTTCGCGGTGGCCTGCAAGACGGCGGTAACGGTGGCCGGGACGTTGTCGTAGACCTCCACTTCACCGTGCTCGTGAGCGACCGCGCCCGTCTCCACCAGCACCGCGTCGAGCCACGCCTGACCCGATCCGCTGTCGACGGGCACCGGCTCGAAGGTGATCTCGGTCAGTTCGGTGATCGGGGTGAAGGTCACCGACATCTTGGTCCAGGCGTTCTTGGTGGTCATGGACGCGCTGGTGTTGACCTCGGGGATGCTGAGCCGCACGTTCGGGGAGCCGGTGGGGACGTAGGCGTAGGCGCTGAGCGTGTACGTCGTGGCGGTGTCCAGTTCGAGGACGGTGTTGGTGTTCTGGGTGGTGCCACCAGCCCAGGTGCACAGCAGGGACTTGGTCCCGTGCTTGGCGACCACCGACGACTGCTCGACGGTGGCGTTGGGGTTCCAGCCCCAGGTGCCGGTGCCGGTCTCGAACGAGGCGTTCTCGGCGGAGAGCAGGTTGGTCGCGGTCGCTCCCTGGTTGAACGTGATCTTCAGCCCTGACGAGGTCCCTGCTGCCACCGTCACGGTCGTGGCACCGCGCTCCGCCACGGCCCCACTGCGGTGCATCCCGTACATCCTGTTGCCACCGAAGACGAAGCGGTCGACCGAGTCGGCCGGGAACGAGATGTAGGCGTGGCGCGGACGGGCCGCGTCAGGTCCCAGGGCATCGGCCCCCGTGGTCCAGTATTCGTTCGAGACCAACAGGCTCGCCTGGGCGTTGGCGATGCTGTCGAAACCGGAGGTCGGGTTGTCGGGGATGGTGATCTGGAGACGGCTGGTGCCGATCCCCAGCCAACCCTTCAACGCCAGGTCGGGGGACTCGCCGCCCACGGCCTGGTCCTCGGTCCGGTTCGGCCGAGGGGTGAAGCGTGCGTCGCTGGTGATCACCGAGAAGTTGGTGACGCCCCGGCTGAACCCGTACAGGGAGTCGTTCGTAGCACCGGTCAGGTAGAGCCGGTACCAGCCCACGGGCCAGCCACCGCCAGGCGCTGTGGGTGTGACGCCGGTAGCCGCCGACAGCGACCCCGTGGTGATCGTCGCGCCGGTGTAGTCCCTCACCGTCCAGGTGCCGGTGACGGCCTTGTCGAAGGTGAAGGTCGGAGTCTCCCCGACCAGGTAGATGTTGCCGCGTGTCGAGCCGCTGATCACCGCGTAGGCGCTGGGGATCGGGCTCAGCGGGAAGGCGACAGCCACGTCAGACCCAGATGTTCGTACGGGTGATTCCGGCCTGACCGGCAGAGCCAGCCACCCCGGTTCCGTTCTTCGCCCCGCCTGCGCCACCTGCGGCTGACAGCACCCCGGTCCAGCCCGTGGTGTCCGTGGTGTTCAGGACTGCCACACCGCCAGCGCCACCGCCACCGCCACCGGCGTTGGTGCCCACGGCGTTGCCGCCGTTCTCGGCGTCGGCGCGGATGTTCACCGAGCCGGTGATCCGGCGAGCGTTCACGATGACCACCTGGCCACCGTTGCCGCCCTTCCCGCCGTTGCCGCCGCCACCGCCGCCAGCGCCACCGGAGGCACCGCCTTCGAGGGGGTAGAAGTTGTTGTTGTTGGGGTTCAGCCAGTCGAAGATCGGCAGCATCCCGGTGAACGCCGAGGGGGCCGACTGCAACCAGTATTGGGTCAGGGCATTGGAGCCGAACTGGGTGTTGGTCCCGTTGGCACCGCCTCCAGCGCCACCCGACCCGGCGCCACCCGCACCCGACCCGGCGAAGGAGTTGTAGGCGCCGTTCTCCACGCCACCAGTGCCAGCGCCAGCGCCACCGGCAGGCCCGATGGAGCCAGGGCCGAAGAAGCCGAAGCGGCCGGGAGTGGTGCCGCCGGTCTCAGCGACGATGTTGCCGGTCCCCGACAGTGTGCCCAGCACGTTGATCGGCATCCCTGCCGGGCGGAGGGTGACGCCTGCACCCAGGACCAGGTCGGTGGCGTTGATCGGGTGGACAGCGGAGTAGACCGAGCCCGACTTGCTGAACGACGCATGGG